CAATAGCAGTTGCTAAATCAAAAGCGGTAAAGGTAATAATCTCTAAGATGTCGCCAGCAGCCAAGGCTGCAAGACCAGTGATGCTTGTTCCGCTAGATGCTGTGTAATCTGTACCACGAACTAATAGAACACCATTTAGATATACTTGCTCTTTGCCAGCAATGTAAGAAAGTGTTAAGCCATTATCATCAGCACCAGACTCAGATGTTTCTCCGCCAGCAGCGGTAAACTTGTAGCGATAGATTGCTGCAGTTGAGGAGATTGAACCCCAAGCAGAACCTGTCCAAGCAAACATAGTTGCAGTTACTGAGTTCCAATATAAAGCACCAGTAATAAGAGCATTGCCATCATTATCTACAGATGGAGCAGATGACTTAGCACCTAAGTATCTATCATCAAAGTTATCATAGGTTGTAGCAGCGGCAGCAGCAGAGGCTGCAGCAGCAGTAGCAGAACCAGCCACATCATCCACATACAATTTAGTAGCAGCGTGTAGGTTAGATGTTGGAGCACCAGCAAGGGTTAAGTTGCCAGTCATTGTAGAGCCAGCCTTTAAAACTACTGTGTCTGAGAAGTTGGCTGTATCAGCAAGGGCTGCAGCAATTTCATCAAGAGTGTCAAGAGTTCCAGGAGCACCAGCAATAAGGTCATTAATCTTGGTATCTACGTAAAGTTTAGTTGAAGCATCTGTATTAGATGTAGGTGTAGCAAGGTTTGTAATCTTCTGGCTATTAACAGATACTGAGCCAGTAGGCGCAGCCATCTGGTCTAAACGAGATGTACGAACCTGTGTATCAAAGTCTGAGATAGTAGATGCTGTCTGAGAACCAGTGTGATTGGTACGAGCCAGTGGGTCTACAGCCAACTTAGATAGTGCAATACCAGCAGAAGCATTAATGTCTGCGTTAACGATAGTTCCATCTACCAAGTCAGCAGATGTGATTGTTCCACCAAGGTCTAACTTAGTCTTTGCAATAGCAGCGGTAGCCGATATATCACCATCTACAATAGTTGCATCAGCAATCATTGTACTAGTAACTGTGCCAGTATCGGCAGCAGTAATTGCAGTGCCAGCAATCTTAATCTTAGCAATGGCTGCAGATGCATTTACATCAGCATCAACAATTACACCAGCAGCAATAGCAGTTGTGATTGTTGTGTTACCAAGGTTAGTCATTGTGGCTGAACCAGTTGTATCACCAGCAATAGTGATAGTTGGGTCGTTTACGTCAAAGTTATACTTCCCAGTAGCATCGTCATAAGTAACAGATATGCCAGACTCAGTGTTCCCAGAAACCATTGCTCCAACGACATCTTCGACTGACTCAGTAAAATCGGAAATAGCGCCAGCAGTAATAGTTCCACCGCCAGCAGCGTTAAGGTGAGAGTGAGTAGCATTTGTAAAACTCGCAATTGTAGGAGTGACGATAGTAGGGCTAGAGTTAAATACTAGAAGACCAGTACCTGTTTCGTCTGAGATAACAGATGCTAGTTGAGCAGAGGTAGTTGCTGAGTGACCAGTTAGATTACCTTCAATGTGAGTATTAGCCTCACGAAAGTCACGGCCGATTGCCATGTGGCGAACTACTGCACCTGCTGAGTGTGGCTGTCCAGTACCAGGTGTAGGACCATCAACACCACGAACAATAGTTATTGTGTTACTAGATACTGGGCTACCAGAAGCAGAGTAAATATCTACAATTTCTTCAAGCGCGGTATCTGGGTCAATTACTACAGTAAATGTTTCACCTGCAGAAACTGTTATTCCACCGAGTAAAGCAGAGCCAGAAACAACATTTGCTGTTGTTACGGTTGCGTTGATTGTGCTAGTAAGGGTAGTTTGCTGGGAACGGGATGAGTATTTTCTAGTTGTCATTCAATCTTCCTATCGGCTGAAGTGAACTCGTGGTGGGTATTGTTGTTGTTGTGCCATTGTTTCTTCTGATAAACGTTGGCTATAAAGAGCAAAGAGTTGGCGATAAGCATTAGTTGCTGAACCAAAGGTACGCTTGTTATCTGTCTCATCAGCCTGTGGTGATGATGCACCAGTACGGGCTGGGTCTAAGTAAGCAATCAAACGATATGAAGCACCAAGGATTACAATGTCTCGGCAAGACTCTGGCAATCCAGTCTGTGCATTAAATGATGCAGTAGATGATGTGGATACAGTTGAAGGTGCTGTAGCGTAGACAACCTTAACCTTACGACCAGATGCAATTCTGTCGCCAATAGTTACTGTTTGTGCTCCAGTACCCCAAGTAGTCTCATCTGGGAAAGAGTCAAAGTCCCATCGCTTTACGCGAATCCACTCTCCACTAGAACCAATATCCTGCCAGTGCATTGTTAAAATGTTTTGTATGTTTTTGTTATCTAATTCATAAGTGTTTACTGCTGTGCTGCTAAATGTAAAACTTGTCTGTTTAACCGCAAAGATAGCAGAACCCATTGCACGAATAGTGTCTTGAATGGCACGCTTTACAGCGTACTTAGGAAAAGTAGGAGAGATAGTTACCTTTGAGCCAGCAGCATGTGTTGCTGCAGTAGAACCTAAAAAACCACGACCATACGGAGAAACTGTTGCTGTGTTAGAAATACGGTCTACAGTATCTACCCATAGCAATTCATCATCAATCTCTACTGTACCAGCGCCAAGGCGTTGAGCATCTGCCACACTAAAGATTGTAGGAGCAGCAAGAGTAGATGCAGTTGTAGTAATATCGTTTGTTAAATGTGTAGCCTTGTCTTGCTGTAGTGTATAACCAGCAAGGTTAATCAGAACTTCATCTGTTAATTCATTGAGTAGGATACCCATTACCACTTCACCTTATCTGCCCAGTAGGCTGCGCTTAGTTTGCCTTTGGCAATATTCTTAGAATGTCTTGCTTTAAAAGACTTACGCCGTGCTGCATAAGATGCAGACTCGCCAGCCTTCTTTGGAGAACCAGATACACCCTGCTGTCCAAAACGAATAGTCTTGACCTGAGTTCCTTCTTTAGCCACAACTACGTGTGACTTCTTTGGGTGATTAGGTGTACGCTTAGGCTTGTTATAACCTGATACACCAGCACGGGTTAATCTAGAATCTTTCACTACTTTGCTTTCTTCTTCTTCTTCATCATGCTGTCAATCTTTTTACGTGCTGCTTCAGGAGTCATCATGTCAGGATAAACCTTTTTACCATATTGCTTCTGAAAAATCTTTAGCATTGCTGCATCTTGAGGTGTCATTTTTGCCATTAGTTTGCTCCAAACAATCCACTACGCTTTGCAGTCTTCTTCTTGGTTTTTTTCTTGGCAGTCTTCTTAACTGTCTTCATTGCTTTTGCTTCCATACCCTCAGCCTTGGCGTACATTTTTGCCGCCTTTTTACCTGCTGGTGTGTATGGAAACTTCTTACCCTCTACCATTGGCATTATATTGCTCCCGCTTCCTTAAGTGTTTTTGCAGATTTTTCATTAATGTAACGAGCACTAGTCATAGTGTCTGCGTTATATGCTGTACCCATTGCTTCAGAGGCACTAATTGCACGCTGTACTGCAGCCATGCTTGTACCCTCTGGTTGAATACCCTGTGCTGTAGCAGCACGATAAGCATTCAATTCTCCGTCCCACTTCTTATTACTCATAGCCTTTTGAGATGATGCATCTCCTGGGCTAATCTGCAATCCAATTACTTTGCAACCAAAGCAACCTTCAACATCTACTGGATGGTCTTCTCTGTGCTTCATACTGTTGCTACCGTATAACCCACAGCCTCAAGGTCTGCTTTTTCAGCAGCATCTACTTCATAGGAGTAGCCACCAATGTAGGCAATGTCTGCCGCTTGCACTTCCTCATGGGAAGGAAAGCGAATCTCTGTATAAGTGTTACCGTTCTTAAGAACTGTAATTCCTTTTTGGATTTTAATTCTAGAAAATAGTGGATGGAACTCGCCATCCATTTCCTCTAGAACTGTTGGTGTTGTAAATATGTATGCCATAATCCCTCTCAATCACTTTACTGATAGACAGGGGTATTGCTACCCCTGCCCACCCGTCTAACTATTGTTAGGCTGTTGCGCGACCTGAAGCCGCTGATTCGATGCGAACCAATGCTGGTGTACGGTATAGAGACCAGTTAATGATTCCGTACCAACCGACTGGGTTGAAACGGTTGAAGCGGTCTTGGACCACTCCAATTTCCATGCCTGGTTCCTTCCATACAGCCTCAGCAAGAGCCTGTGCACCAACTACGTATGTGTTGAATACACGTGTCTGTGAACCGCCTGAGCCTGTACCTGACTGTGAAGAAGTTGCGTTTGCTGTCTCAATGAAGCGAACGCCTTCCCATGAACCTGTTTCTCCGCCGTAAAGTGGAGCAGCGTTCTGGTACTCGTGTGGTGTACGCCATACGTTGTTACCTGTCTCTGTGCGTAGGTCAGCAGAAACTTCTGGGTGAATGTATGCAACAAACATTCCAGCAGCCTTGTACTGAACTCCAGCAGAGCGCATCTTTGTAACAGCAGTACGGATAGCAGCAGACTTCATTGTGTCTGCTGGTGCGATTGTGTTCTTAGCAGCAACTGTGCCAACACCTTCGTATACGCTTGATACTGCGCCAGTTCCGCCAGCAACGCGAACAATGTTTGCGCCTGCGTCCAACTTAGCAACTACTGCTGCATCAAGTGTCTTTGTCATGTTGAAGCCAACTGCGTTAGCAACCCATGGGTCAATGTTTGCTAGTGACATCAAGTTAATCTTCTTAACTGGAAGTACTGAGCGACCTAGTTCTAGTTGTGCAATGTCTAGGTATGTTGTTGCTGGTAGTGCTACTGAATCTGGGTCAACAGTCTCATTGAGTGTTGCACCTGCTACAGTAGTGTCAGCGATATCTGTGTTGAACTGGAAACGGATTGAAGAACCGTTATGTGTTAGGGAGCCGACCTTCTTGTCCGCGATTTCGCGGAACTTTGGAAGGACACGAAGATTAGTCTCGATAAGTTTATCGTAGGCTAATGTTACAAGATTGCTTCCTAATCCAGAGGTTGTGGTTGTAAAGA